CGTGCGCGGTTTGCCTTTGAAATCTTTGAACGAAACGGTTTCTACCGACTTGATGTCGCCGATGCTGAGGCCGGTTTCCTCGCGCACCTCGCGCGCCAGGCCGGTAACGGAGTCTTCTCCGTCGTGAATATGGCCGCCGGGCAGGTCAACCCAGTCGCCTTTCTTTGGAAACAGAACCAAAACCTCGCCCATCGGGTTCAAGATAACGGCTTTCGCTGAGACGTTTGAGTCTTTGGCGCGCACGGCTTCGATGCGGCGCAACAGCAACGCGGCCTTGACAAAGCTCAATGCTTCGCTAGGCGCAAAGCTAGAAGAGCCGACGACCATTACCGGTTGCGGCTGGCGGTTGGATTTGGTTGGGTCAACAATCGTCACTGGGTGTTCATGTTGTTCGTGAGTCGGCTCACGACAATTCCGTCTTCCGTAATGCCGGCGTCGTATTCGACATCGTCGGCGGTGCTGTCACCCCACTTGATCCCACTGATTGCCGGGTTGCTCGCGCTGACTGCTGTCAAATAATCTTCCCCGGTTGGGTCAGTCGGCAAAACAAACGAGCCGCCCGCCCGCACCATCTTCAGCCACTCTTGCGCCTCGCGGTAGAGGCTCTTCATCGGGGAGGCCTCGCCGCCGTCAGCCAGCAGCACGGCCAGCAGGCTAGGCTTGATTGCGCACAGCCGCCAAGCGGCCATCACAAGCGCGTGGTTGAAAGCCTCCGGAGGCACGCCGCCAGCGGTCACGCTGAGCGGGTAGCGGCCTGCGGATTCAATCGCGCCACGGATCTCAGCGACGGCGTGGTCAACGGCTTTCTCGGCGCGGGTGTCAATCGCGTCGTTAAAATCCCCACTTTCGTCCTTGCCGCCTTCTGAGTCCTCATCACACTTAAGGACAAGGTCGCGGGAGACGACCTGCCACAGGTCGTCTCCCGTTGGTGCTGTCCAGGTTTTAGGCATTTACTTAGCGAACGCTTTGACTGTGTAGTTCGTGATGTATCCCGTGTTTGCATTCGCATTTGCGATCGAATAGATTCGCAGATACGGGATTCCGCCGACAGCTAGGTTCGTAACAACCAAAACCGGAGTTGTTCCAGCCGGAGTTGCGGTGAACGTTGTGTGCGTAGCCCAGTTGCTGCGATCAACCGACTGCTGGATCACAACGGTGTTTGCCGTCGTTCCGGCACCGCTTAACTCAGACAAGAACGCTAGTGATACATCTTTTCTGCCTGAGCAGTCAATGATGGCGTTCGTTGGATAGGCTGTTGTGTTGTTTGTCACGGCGGCGTAAGCCCCGGATGTAGACGCGCTACGCACGGTGATTGTCGGAGCGCCGAGCTGCGCTTGCGAATTGACGGCTGCGATAATAAGTGCCGCAGCGATGATGGCTAGTTTGATTTTGTTCATATCTATTTCTGTTTTCAGTTTGTTGGCGTTTTCAGTTTGTTGGCGTTTTCAGTTTGTTTGCGATTTCCGAGGAGGTTTTATCCCCCTCGGAAATCATTGATCTACTAGCCCGCGAGGATCGGGAAGCCCTGCGCCGGGTGGCCTTGGGCTGCGCCATACATGACGCACACGCGCTGGCTGATGCTCATCTTGCCGTTGTCGGCGAAGCTGAACACCATCACGGTGAGCCCGGAATCCGGCTCGGTAACAAGGCGGACGGACGCGGTTTGCGGGATGCCGAGCTGAGTCAGCGTTGTGGTCCAGTCCTGCGGAGGACGGCTCACGAAGATGCCGGAGCTCATGTTGCCGGCGAAGCCTACGGCGTTCGTGCTGCCGAGGTTCGTATCGTCAACCCAGGTGGTCAGCGCGCCGGTGTCGGTGCGCCAGCTGGCGACCTGCGACTCAAGCGGCTTGACGCCGAACAGGGTCGGAACCTCGCCGGAGTCGAACGAGCTGGCGTCCTTGTTCAGGAGAGCCAGAATCGCTTTGGCCGACAGGAGGTTGGAGTCTTCCAACAGCTTGTCGTGGTAGAACGAGTGGAGCAGCACAAACCGACCGACGTCGGGGATTTGAGCGATGCTCATCTTGTTCTTCACGCCGATCATGCCCGACAAGTTCCACGCGCCGAGTGCCTTCGTGTAGTTGTAGGTGAGGCCAGCGATACCACCCGTGCCCCAAGCGGAGCCGGTCGAATACTGCGCCGCCGTCGGGTTTGCCAACATGCCCAACACGAAGCGGTTGATCTCCAACGCCAAGCTGTAAAGCTGCGCGCTGTATTGTTCGGCGAACAGGTTGCGCACCGTGCCGCCCAAGAGGCTGACGGGGAACTCGACTTCGGTCGCTTTGAACATGTTCATGACCACGGTTCGGTCAGTCGTGCTCGGGACGGACTTCGTCACCGCGCCGCTGGCCTGCGTGGCTCCGCCCGACTGGGTGGTTCCGACTCCGGCAGCCGCAATCGCCGCAGCGTCAGACGTGAAGCCAACACCCGGCACCCAGGTCAGCACTCCGGGGGGAGTGATGTAGCGGGTGAGGATGCCTTGGCCGAACTTCGCGGGCTCGCCGCTGAAGTCAGTCGTGAGCTTGCCCAACCAAGGCAGCTTGGCTTTCAAGAAGCCCAAGTTGCGCATGAGGACGAGGTCGCCAGCCAGCGCGCCAACTTGGGAGTTGGGGTCGCTGAACGTGGCGGCGCGCACCGTGTTCGGGTCGAAGCGGGTCGAGCCTTTGACCATATCCGTCATCAAGGCGTCAGACGCCTTCATGTGGTTCTGGCGCAGGATGACCGCCGCTTCTTTCGAGGACTCGATGGCCTCTTCCCAGCGGTTGTGGCGGCACAGGTTGTCCTGGTGCTCCATCGCTTTCACGTAGCCTTGGGACGCATCCTTGAGGCTGGCTCCGACGAACTCGATCTTCTCGAATGGAAGACCGCCGCTCAAATCGCGGTGGAACTTCGTCAAGCGGTTCGTGGCTTGGACGTGCTCTTTGCCGGGCAAGCCGTCAATGAAGCCCAGCACGAACTCGGCGTCCGCGCCTTGCTCGATCTGTTTGATCGCCGTGGCCGTGACTTTCTCGGCGGTGTTGTCGCCTTCGCCCTTGGCGACGATGGCTTCACGCTCGACGGCGCGGTTGACTGCGGTCACGACCATGGACTTGAATCCGGCCTTGACCTTCTCTTGCGCGGCGTGTTCCGCCGCCGTGACGTATTCGTGGCCAGCGTTGGCCAGAACATCCAACTCAGCCCCGGTGAGGTCGAGAGTTGCACCCGCTTGGATTTTTGAACCCTGCGGGATTTTTGTGATGACTACTTTCACTTGTGTCCTTTGTTTGTTTGTTGTTTGTTTACCGTCCCGCCTACTTAGCGGGTTTCGCCCGCACGGGCGTAAATTGATTGAAGAGTTAATTTTGATTCGGACGCCTTCGCTTTTGATTCCTCAGCCATCGCCGCGTGGTGCTCCGACAGCTCTCGGTGCTCTTCGGCGTCGCTTGAGCCGATATCATCGTGAGCTTCGGCGGCTTGATCGTGCAAACTTGATGCTAAATTGTGATCACCCCTTGTTTTTGCATTCCCGCTAGCGGAGTGCGCGATTGAGCTTAGTTTAGAGGCGAGCGTCTCGCCGGAGTGCTTCTTCCTCGCCTCCGCCGCCGCTTTCCGCGCCGCGTCGGACCAAGTGGCGTGGATGGGGTCGCTTGAGGTTGAGTCGGAGGCTTTGGCTGATCCCTCAGCCTTGCTTGAAAGCTCCGCGTGCCTAGAGCTTTCCTTCAGGTGGTGGCTGGCGGCCTCAAGGTGCGCGTGCCGCTCTTCGCTTCCGGCGGAATACTTTACCGACTCCTTGATGTGATCGGACATCGCCGCGTGGTGGGCGTCAGCCGCTTTTGCGTGATGTGAGGAGTCGCCGTGCGCGTAAGCCTGGAAGCTGGCCCTTTGGGTGAGTTTAGAATACTTGTTGCCATAGAACGGGTGTCCGGCAGCAAACGCTCCAGACGCTGCCTTGACAGCTTCGCTCGCCCCACTCGCCGTCACCTTGTTGTACACATCGTCAATTGAAATGACCCCGGCCTCCGTCGCCACGCCGTTCGCAGCCTGCTGCCGGGCCTCCAGCGACGCGTAAATGGCCTCGGGGGTGAGCTCTTCGCTCGCCTGAGCGTAGTATTCCGGCCTGCGCTTGGCTTTGACCTCGGCCACCGCCGTGGCGTGCGAGCCGCCTTCGTCAACGCACTTCTCGTAACAAGCGATCTCCGCCGGTGTGGCGTCGGGCACGTCTTGCTTGAGGGTGTTGGCGCAATGGGCGGTGATTGATTCGGTTGAGGAAGCGTCGGAGGCTTTGGCTGTGAAATAATGATGCGGCTCGATGTGCCGCTCTTCAAGCCCCTGCGCCCTGTCAAACAAGTCTTCGGCGCGCTCTTCAGAACCGCTTGACATGTGTTCGTGCGCTCTCTCAAAAAGGTCGGCAATCCTTCCGTGAGCGGCAGATTTTTGAGGATTTGATTCTTCGTGGTCGCTTTCAAGCCCCCTGTGATGGCTTGCGGCGTCTTTCATTTCATTCCTGCGAGACTCCCAAGCCTTCCGAACCCCTTCACTTGTTCCAGCCGCTGTAACAGCGTCACTCGCCTTGACCGGACTCATTGAATGGAACGCCGGTTTGTTCGTGAGCGTTCCTACACAGAAGTCAACGCCCGTGATCTGTGCCGGGTTGCTCCGGCTGCCGCGTGCGCCTTCTGGAAACACCATGACCGTCGCTCCGCTTGCCGTCTTGACCGTCTTGGCTTGGCTGTAGTCGGCGTCAGTCGTGAAGCTCGGCGACCAGCTGCGGTGGACCTTTCCGTTCACGTTCTGCGCTCCAAGGACGGTTGGCTCAGCAGCGATGTAGACGCCGTCGTTCTTGAAACTGAACGCCTGCTGCGCACTCACTCGAACACTTGCTTCGTGCTCCCGGTGCTCGATGCAGCCAAACGGCTCCTGCTTCGGGCGCTCGGCGCGCCATGCATCAAGACTGGCTTGCACGTTGGCGGCCGTGTTCTCGTCGCAGTTGACGGTCAACTCAATGCTGCCGTTGCGGAAACCGGCGCAGATAGTGTGACGACCGGCGGGCATCCACATGAACTCGACAGACTCACCCGGCGACCACGCGGCGTCAGCAGCCAGCACAGAGCCAGCGGCTGAGGCGTGGGCGCGGCAGTGTATGACTTCGGTGTTGGTGGCGTCGGAGGCTTTAGCTGGCTTGCTCTGAACATCTTCGTACTGGTGTTGCTCAGCGGCCTTTTCGTGTGCTCTTGCATTTGAGTCATGAAGCTCGAACTTCCTGCTTCCCGGCTCGTGAAGCGACGCAATTTCATTATGAATCGCAGCAGCCTTCTCGTGGGCGCCGGCGGCGTCCAGGTGGCTCGCGGTTCCGGAGTGAGCTTTTGAACTCATCTCTCCGGCAAACCCGGTTGCGTCCCAAGCCTCTGTCCGTCTCTTCTGCCAGCTTTTAGCAACCCCCTCGCTCGTGCCGGCTGCCCGGACGACGTCTTGGTGGCTGGTGGCGGAGGCTTTGGTGGTCTTAGCGGCGCGGAGCTTCAGCAGCTCGGCGTGTTCTTCTTCGGTTAGATTTACAGTTTTCATAATCATTTTCTCGCGGAGTTCCAAGGGATGTTCCCAATTAAGGATTTGCTTATTCTGTCCTTCGTCTCTTGAGGCATCGGACCTTTTTCCGCCCACCACTTTGAAATTGATTCTCTTGTTTTCGCTTTTGATTCTTCTGAACGCTTAAAGCAACCTTCTGGGCGCGGCTTTCTTTTCTTCCAAGCTTCCTTTAGCTTTGCCCTTGTTTCTTCTGAAGCCGGTGCGCGCCTCTTGCCGGCTTCGCTTAACCTCAACCTCGCCAACATTGTTACTAGAGGGGTTTTCCACTTCTTGCGAGAAACTTTCATTTTAGCCCGAGTTTCTTCCGAAATAGGAGGGCGGTTTTTCAATGCCTCTCTGATCTTTTCTCGCGTTTCTTGTGAGATAATTCGACCTAACGAGGCTTTCCTTATTTTCTCCCTTGTTTCTTGCGACATGTTCAGCGACGCCTCGCGAAGCCTAGCCCTTGTAGCCTCAGAGTGCTTGGTGGCTGGAGCTACGTTTGCAATTGAAAGGGTGTTGAATCCTTTTAGCCCAGCACTTTGATAAAACCTAATCCAAAAAGTTTCACGGTCTGTTAATTGGGCTTTTGGGCAAAACTCAAGAACCTCAAAATCGAACGACTCTCTGCCGTGGCGCCTTATTGCGCAGTGAAAGTTCTTCGAAGACCCGCTACGAGCCAGTGATAGATGGGTGCGCCGCCTTCCGCCTATGTTGTGGCTGCTTCCAACATAGCATTTGAGCGAATCGCGATGAATGGCGCAGTAAACGCCTGACTTTCCTTTTAGATTTTCGGTTGAAATCATTTCGTTCCAAATACCGAATTTCTTTGCGGCGGGATAAACCACCCCGCACCGCTCGTCCGCTGCGGGGTCGCCACGGCGTTTGTTTGTTGAGGCTGAGGCTTTGCCGCTGCGGGGGTTGCCGACGCCTCCTGCGCGGTTTCAGAGAGTTCGCCCACGGGCTTCTTATCCGCCTGCTGAGCAGGTTCGGGCGCGGTTTCAATCGCGCTGATGGGCAAAGGAACTTCTTGCTCGATTGCCGCCGTGGGCGTGTTCCCAGCGGGCTCGCGCGACTGAGTCGGGAGGCTGCTGCGGGAAAGTTTAGTTTTCTTGGCCATAGTCAGAATTTGATTCGGTTCGTCAGTCGGTTCACGGCCAGCTCAAGCTCCTTAGCTTCGCCGTTCAGGTGTGGGGCGCGCTCGGCGGCCAGCAGCTTGGTTTCGAGGTCGGCGAGTTCGGCGGGGGAGGCTTCGGCGATGGCTTTGATGACGTTGATCTTCACCGGCTTGGCCGAGGCTTGCGCTGGCTGCCCGCCCTGAGCTTCCGCTTGAAGCTCCATACTGGCCTCACCTTGCTTGACCTGCTGCTCAAGCTGCTCGTTGAACTTGTCCTCCTTGGACATCGCTTCTTCTTGAACCATCAACTCGCCGCCGATCATCACTTCTTCGCCGACATCTGGCTTCGTGAATCCGATCTTCTTATAGAACTCGTCGGCTCTGACTGGGACGCGGCTGCTGCTCACGCCGCTCATCATCATCGCGACCTGCTCGGGCTTGAGCGGCTTGGTCGTGTCGGGAGCGACTTCGGGGCACTCGGCGTCGTTGCCGTAGTTCTTGATCAGGACGGCGCGGGCGAACTGGCGGAGCGCGTTGCGGGCGAGCCAGTTGGCCAGCCCGAGCACTCGCTCGCCTTTCACGTTCTCGTGGCTGTCGTCGTTGCCGAGCTGCCCAGCTACTGCCATCGTCGTCCCTTTCTGGCCAAGCAGTAGGAACAGGCAGGCTTCGTCGGCCTTCTCCTCAAGCACCCGCTGCGGGTTCTCTTTGCCGAGCGAGCTAGGCTGGTGGATCTCCGTCGTCGTGCCTTCAGGGTGAATCAGGCGGCGTTGCGCGCCAGCCGTTTTCAGCATCTCGTTCAGCTTTTCAAGCTCGCCGCCGGGTCCGGTGCTGACCGTGCCTGGCTTGTAAGTGATGTCAATGAACGGCGAGCCGTATTGCTTCGCGGTGTTCAGCATCCACTCGTTGTTGAGCTGGCGAGCAGCCCAATACCAGACGAGCGGGCGCATGAAGCCAGCTCCGAGCGGGCTTCCGGCGCGGGAAAGGAACTGGGCGCAAACAAACTTGACCGGGTCGGGAGCTAGGCCGGTGCGCTGGCCGAGCGGCGACTGTGAAACCCGCTGGCCGTCGTCTTCATACAGGGCGATGCGGCCTTGGGTGTCGAAAGTGTAGTGGCGGGGGTGAACCCAGGCAGCGGCCTTGGGCATCCACTCGCGGCCTTTGTTTGCTGAGGCTCGGAGTTCCCAGAGCAGCTCGACCAAGCTGAGCCCGTTGAACATCGCGTCGCAGAGGTGATACGCCATTCCGCTGAATCCCTTCTCGTCGTTGAACGGGTCGGGGTTCATCGAGCGGATCGCCCGGCTGACAAGGTCGGACTTCTCAACCGCTGACCGCGTTGGCTTCTCGCCCTCTTCAGCAAACGGATGAACGGCGTAGCGCATGTATGCCGCCGCTTCGCAGAGCTGGTGGCGAGCCATCCGGTATGTCGGCCACGTATCCGCCATCAGCTGTTCGAGGTTGAAAGCCTGGAACAAGTCACCCGCCAGTCCGGCGCGCAGCATCTGGAGGCATTGCTGCGGCGTGAGCTTGTTAGGGAGCGTCCAGAAGTAACTCTCGCGGGGGTCGTTGCGGATAGCTCGGTCGCTGTTTGAAAGCTCCTCAATGCCGAGCGAGGGAACTAGAACGCCGGTTGTGGAAAGGTTTCCGTTGCCGCCGACCATCGGCATTGTGGGTGAGCCAGCCCGTATTCCAAGTTGAGAAAGGAACACACCAGCCGGAGCTGAGTTTCTCACGTGCTCAGAATTGTTGAAATATGACTTCAAAGCTACGAACTCATCTTGCTTTGAACGCACCGTAGCGGAAACTTGGCATTTAGCGGGGTTTATTGCGGCCTGAATCCCAAGCGAACGGCAGTCCTAAATACTTGCACCTCAGCCGCTCAAGTGCCTTTGCCTCGATCTGGCGAACGCGCTCCGAAGTCATGCCCATGATGCTCGACGCTTCCTCGAGCGTCATTCGCCCGCAGTCGCTTAGGCCAAATCTGAGCTCAATCACCTTCCTCTCTTTCGCCTTCAGCTGGCTTATTTCAGCCAGCACCACTTTGATGTCGCCCTCGATCTCAGCGATGTCGAAAGGGGTCTTTTCGCTTGAAGCCAGCCTCTCGGCCAAGTCGAGGCCGCCGTCCTCCTCGGCGTCGAGTGATATCTTCGAGACTCCGTAGCCGCGCCGGGCGCGCATGTCCTTGCGCCAAGCTCTCGTGAACGCCCACGTGATCCGCATCGAGGCGTATGTCCCGAACTTGACGTTCAGGCGGTCGTCGAAGTTGATTGCGGCCTGGAGCAGCCCTTCCATCGCTACTGACAGGGTTTCGTTGTGGTCTCCGGCGTGGTTGTATTTCTTCGAGGCGTGGTAGAAAGCGAGCGCGATATTGTCCTCAACGAGCCGATTCACCTCTTCAGGCGAGCGAGGCGGCGCATCTCGGCGGCGTGGCGGTTCAACTCCGCCGCTACCGATTCCGTCGTCGTCAGCTTTAGCGGCTTGACGCGCTTCACCCCGGCCACTTCGTAGGCTTTGTGGTTCAGGATCAATCTTATCGAGTCGGCCGACTTCCCGTTTCCCCAGACTGCTTTCCATAGAAGTTTTTCGCTTTCGGTGCATTGAATGTCAACGTGCTTGTCGCTCTTCTCCCAGCCGACTGGCTGGAACGGCGGCGGTGTTCTGGTTTTAGACATAAAGGTCGGGGTCGAAGCTGGCCGGTTTCCAGGTTTCGGTCAGCTTGTATTGGCGGTCAGCCGCGATGTATTCGAGGCCGTCTTGCAGCCGTAGCATGCGGCGACTGCCGACGATCTCAAGCGTGCCGCCACCGCACAGCTGCGGTGGTTCGTAGTGGTATGAAACGCGGGTGACGAGTTCGTTGAACTTGCTCATAGCTTCTCCTGGTGCAGCGCACACCCGCCGCCTTGGTCCGGGACGACCGGCCACGCTGACATGTTATCAAACGGCCAGCGTATCTGCGGTGGGTTGGCGTGGCAGCGCAGAGGGTCGCAACCTTGCTGCCTGCGCGCCCAGCGGCAGGTGTTGCACGGCTTGGGGTCTTTTGGGTTAGGCTTTGGAGGTGTTGATTTCATAAAGGGGTTCCGTATTTTTGATCCATCTCATGCGGCCACTTTGCGAACGGCAGCGGCTGACCTAGCGGCCTTGATTGATACGATATGTTGCCGTTTGAATACCGCTTCCAAACAAGTCCGAATCCTCCGCTTTTCATCTCTTCTTTGCAGGCTTCAAGTTGAGCGTCGGTCGGCGGGTTGCTTGCCCCGATCTTTTTTTTTTTTTTTTTTTAGAATTTGGTCTGGACTCATAAATCTTCAGTCGCGTCGAAGCTTGCGTCGTCGGCAAAGATGTCGATCACTTCGCCAGCTGGCCTTTCGTAGCCTGTCGTGGCGTTGAGGATATCAACCCCGCTCCAAGCTCCGGTCGGTATCGCCATCTCCTCCAAGGCTCCGGAGGCGGCGTCGGCTTGGTCGTTCTTTTCGTCCTCGCCTTTGCAGCCGCTCAGCTCGTCAATGAAATCCTGGTTCCAGTCGGCGCGCAGCAAGAACACGTTGCCCTTCTCAGCCGCAGCTGACAGCGGACCCCAGCGCAGCACCTTGCTCCGGCGGCTCGGCACTCCGGCAAAGTCGAAGCCGAACATCACCGTGCGCGAGTAGTGGTCAATGTCTGACTTTCCACTCGCTCCACCTTCCTGCTCCATCCGTTGCTTCACCGCCGTGCCGTCAGCTTGGGCTTGGGCCTTGATGTTGATCTCGTTCTTGAGCGGGTTGGCGCGGAAGCGGCGCACGTGCACTACGTAGATGCGGCCTAGTGAGTCGCGGCACATCCGGACTCCCGCCGTCCAGTCGGGGTCTTTGCCGGGGGCGGGGTCGGTTGCGGCCTTGTCCCAAAATCGGACGTGGTCAATCGTGTCATCCGGCAGCCGATCAACGAACTTCCACCACTCAGGCTTGAAGATGTTGCCGACGACGGCGATCTTCCAGTTGCCTCCAAGCAGCCTCTCTCTGTCTACTAGCGGCAAAGCCATCAAGTTTGCTAGATACCCAGGATCTTTCGTCATCAGCACCTGATTGTCATCTAGCTTGCTTAGAATGAAGCACAAACTCTTCGGCTCGAGAGCTGGGTGCGCGACCTTGGCCGCTTCCTTGCTGGCGAACCATTTCAGGTTGTCGCCAACCCGCACGAACCACCGCGTCTGGCCGCTGCGGTCCGGTATGGCGTAGCCAGTCTTCTCGTCAATCCACCAATGAATCAACTTAGCCACCCACCCCGGCCTCGGGTTCACACTGGCTCGGATGTAAGGCCGCACGCCGCTGGTTGAGCGGTTGCGGGACAGCATGTAGAAGAATTGCTTCTCTGTGAATGATTCGAGCTGGTCGAACTCAATCAGCGGTATCTGCGCGCCGTCGAAGTTGTAGACGTCTTGCTCGTTCTCGATCGAGCGGAACACAACCGTCGCCCCGCTGGGGAACGTCCACCGCAGCGCGCCCTTGGTGGCGGTGGCTCCGGCGTATGGGTAGATTTGCTCAGACTCGTCCCACAAGCCACCTTCCATCGTTATCTGCGGGAATGTGCGGCGGAATACTACCGCACCGAAGTTCGGGTTCTTGATGTGATACAGCGGCTCGTAGAGCAGGCTCCAGGTCTTGCCACCGCCAGCCGCCCCGCCGAAGATCGTGATGTCGGCGGTTGATTGCAGGAACAAGGCCTGCTTGGGCTGGGGGTTGAATTTGACTTCGTTGCTCACGGTTTTGATGTCACCTGAATCAAGACGTTTGAAACTGCGTCTCCGCCGTTTA